ACCCCGAGGGGGGCGGCCAGCCTTACGACACCGGGCGGCTGGAAATTCCCGGCACCCTGGACAAGGTGAAGATTTTCGGCGGCAGGCTCGTCAGCTGTGACTGCGGCTCCATGCCCGCCCGCGTCTACTTCCGGGGCAGGTGCTATGAGGTCCGCGGGGACAGGCTGACCCTGTAAGAGCCAGCTATCTTTGAGAAAGGAAGTATGATTTATGGCTGTAAACTATACGACCAAATATGAGAAGAAGATTGCCGAACGGTTCCATAAGAGTTCCATTACGGATTCCGCCTGCGGCAATGAATATGAGTTTGTCGGCGCGAAGACCATCCGGATTTACTCCGTGAACACCGCACCGGAGACTGAATACGACCGCAATAAGGGCAGCAACCGTTTCGGCGATCCCAAGAACCTGGACGACACCATTCAGGAAATGACCTGCACCCAGCAGCCTGCCTTTACCTTCTGCATTGAGCCTTTGGACAATTCCGACCAGGCCATTGAGAAGAGCGCAGGCAAGGCACTCCGGCGGCAGTTGGACGAGGTAACGATTCCCGGTATGGACAAGTACCGCCTCAAGAAGTGGGTACAGGGCGCGAACATCCAGATTAAGTCCGCCAACGAGCCTACCATCAAGACCATTGTGGAGCTGATCCTGGATGCAAACTCCGCTATGACTGACGCGCTGGTGCCGTTGGAGAACCGGACCATTTATATGTCCACCAAGATGTACCAGCGTTTGAAGCAGAACCCGGACTTTATCTCTGTTGACGCTTTGGGCAAAGAAGCTCTGGCCCGCGGCGTTGTGGGCATGGTGGACGGCTGTCCCATCAAGCAGGTGCCCAAGGGTTATCTGCCCAAGGGTGTGTACTTCATGATTAAGTATAAGGGCAGCACTGTGGACCCCGTGAAGATGAAGCAGTACGACGTCCTCAAGAAGGTACAGGGCTACGCCGGTCCCGTCGTGCAGGGCGTTACGTATTATGACAGCTTTGTCCTGGGCACCAAAGGCGATGGTATTGCGGTCTGTGGTGACGCCTCCCTGATTCTGGACGCGCCTGCCCTGACGATTGCATCCCATGCCGTCACGGCTGCTCCGCCCTCCGGTGCAAAGGTCCTATACACTACCGACGGCACCAATCCTCGTTACTCCGCCACCGCGCAGACCTACACCTCGCCTGTTACCCTCAAGGAGGGCGAGACGTTCAAGTGTATCTCTGTCAAAGACGGCTGTGTGGGCATGGCCGCTGAACAGGCATATCAGTAAGATTTAAGGGACAGGGGTTTTCTGGCTCCTGTCCCTTTTGCAAAGAAAGGAGTTTCTTCGTATGAATCGTCACTGGAAACTTTGGTGGAAAGCCGCCGGTATCCGGGCCGTCAAGACCGTTGCCCAGACTGCCGCCGCGACCATTGGCACCGCTGCTGTGCTGGGTGATGTGAACTGGCCTGTGACTGCTTCTGCCGCTGTGCTGGCCGGTCTGCTGTCTCTGCTGACCTCTGTCGCGGGGCTTCCGGAGGTGGACGATGGCAACGGTTAAGGACGTTCTGAACATTGCTCGGAAGGAGTTGGGAACCAAGGAATCCCCCGCCAACTCCAACAATGTCAAGTACAATACCTGGTTCTATGGACACGCCGTCCGGGACACCAGCGCGATCAAGTACCCTTGGTGCATGGCGTTCGTGCAGTGGTGCTTTGCCCAGGCTGGTCAGACGTTGCCCTGCAAGACCGCTTCCTGCTCCGCCCTTTTGAACTTCTATCGTCAGAATTTCCCGGAATGCGTCAAGGCCAAACCCAACGCCGGGGATATCGTGATTTACACTTTCGGGCACACGGGAATTGTGGAATCTGTTTCTTCTGGGGAGTTTACAGCCATTGAGGGGAACACCAGCATCAGCGGCAGTCAGTCCAACGGCGGTGAGGTCTGCCGGAAAACCCGGAAGCTTTATACCGCAGAGGCGTTCATTCGTCCGGAGTACGCAAAGGAGGGTCCCAAGTTGGATAACAAACCCAGTCCTGCCCACGAGAAGGGCGTGCAGTGGGCGGTGCAGAACGGTATCCTGAACGGGAATCAGCAGGGTGATCTGATGCTCTCCCAGCCCGTTACCCGTCAGCAGCTTTGCTCTATCCTCTATAACTATCATCGGAAATTCGGAAAGGATGGCTGATTCATGGCAAAGTGGACGAAAACAGACCCAATTTCCGGACGGACAACCACCGTTTACAGCAGCAAGTCCCCCGGTAAGGGCTACTCTTCTTCCGGCACATCCAGTTCCAGCAAAAGCACGACTTCCAGTTCCTCCAAGTCTTCCTCTTCCAGCTCTTCCAAGCCGTCCTCTTCCAGTTCTTCTTCCCGGTACTCGTCTTCCGGCTCTACCGGCACAAAAACCAGCTCTTCCGGCCAGAAGCTTTACTCGGATGGTTACGGCGGCTGGACCACCAAACCGTCTACCTCCAAAGATTACGCGGATACTTACGGAGGTTCCAGCAAGACCCAGACGACCCGGCCCTCTTCCGGCGGTTCGTCTTCTTCCGGGTCCTCTGGCTCTTCTGCCGCCTCCCGGCCTGTCTCCGGCGGGTCCTCTATGTCCGGGTCCTCTGTCCAGTACAGCGGTTCTTCCGGTTCGTCTTCCGGCGGCTCCGCCAACTACCATCAGGACGCAATCGACGCCGCCGCCCGTGGGGATTGGTCCGCTGTCGCTAAGGCTCTGGCGGCGCGTCAGGCCAAGATCAACGCCCAGGGCGGCAATGACCGTGGGACCTCCAACGCCGCGATTCTGGCCTCCTTGCAGAAGCAGTACGCCGATTCCTATAACGCCCTGTCCAAGTCCAATCAGTCCACGATCTCCGGCATGGCCACCGGGTCCATTAACGGCATGGCCACCAATCCTCGCGGGTGGGACGACGGGCGGGATTATCTGGCCGACGCGAAACAGTACGCCCAGAGCGGTCAGTTGGACGCCGCTTATGACGCTCTTCTGCGGCGCGGATTCAAAATGTACGATACCGGCTCCACTGGCGGCGGGACCTCCCAGGACCAGGCCTATGCGTTGATTCGGAACCTCTACAATCAATCCGGTATGGCCCGGCAGGAATACAATGACCAGGTTGCCCGGAACGCCCAGCGCCTTGCGGAGCATCCTACCCAGTTCGGCACCGGGACCAATCCTGCCCTTGCCAACAAGCATTTCGTTTCCCAGGATGGGCAGTTTATCATTTATTACGATTCCACCGGTACGCCCGTTGCCGCAAAGCCCAACAACGGCGATGCTTATTCCAGACAGTACAGCCCGGAGGAAATTGAGCTGATGCGGCAGTATTATTCCGGGGTGGACGGCGTGGATTTCGCAGAGCTTCAGCGGCAGATTCATAACAACAACGTCGCTTACACCGGCAACGGGCGGCTGATTGACCAGTATGGAAATTACGCCTCCGGGACGCCTGTCGGAACCACCGATATGTATCACTGGGACCCTACGACCATCCCCGGCACGCAGTACAATGTCAATCAGGATGTGGACGCGCTCAAGGCGATTCTCGACCGTATCAATGCCGGAGAATCCTTCGGGTCTCTGGGCGGCGGTTCCGGGGCCGGTTCTCCTGTGACGGTGCCCACGCTGCCCTCCGCGCCCTCTGTCTCCCAGCCCACCGGCGGTTATTCCGGCTATGGGACCGTTGGAACCGGGTCGCTGGGAGAGTTGAGCGATTCCGGGCTTGCGGACCTTCTCAAGCAGCTTTATGCCCAGAATCTCGACGCCCAGCTTGCCGGTTTGAGATCCACCTATGAGCAGGATTACGCCGGTATCCGCGCCCAGGACGACCTGATTTCCCGTCTGTACGCCAATCAGCGGAATCAGGCGGCGGTCCAGAACGATATCCAGCGAATGCAGATGGCGGAGTTCGGGGCCATGCGGGGCCTGAATACCGGCGCGTCTGGACAGATGGCTCTGGCACAGTCCGCGTCTTACCAGAATGCCCTTGGTGAACTCGGCGCGGCGGAATCCCAGTCCCTGGCAGACAACGCACTGAACGCCGAAAAGCTCTCCGCCGGGTACCGGTCCAGCGTCGACCAGGCCAAAGCTGCCAATAACGCCGATCTTGCCCAGGCCCTTTACAGCGAGTATGTCCGCCAGATCAACGCCGCGCAGCAGGCACAGGCCCAGGCGTTGGCGCAGCAGAATTGGGAGCGGCAGTTTGCGTACCAACAGCAGCAGGACGCCCTGTCTCAGTCCAATTGGGAGAAGCAGTTTGCCTACGGCCAGCAGCAGGACGAGTACGACCGGGCTTCCGCACTCCAGCAGCTTCTGTACAAGTACCAGTATGAGGCCGATTCCGCCGCCGCTTCCTCTGCCGCTGATTGGGCGGAACTGCTCCTAAAGAACGGCGCGATGCCCGACGCGGAACTGCTTGCCGCCGCTGGACTGTCTTCCGGCTCCGCCCAGGCTATGACCGATGCTTACTGGAGGGCGCTCAACATCAAAAACGCGCCGAAAACGTCTTCCGGAGGGTCTAAGTCCTCCGGCGGGACTACTTATCCGAAATCCGGGACCGCTGGCGG